GGAATTTGTTCCCTGAATATGGGGCGCGTGGATCATTAACAGATGATTCTAACGAGACACCGAGAACTGCTTTGCTGGAGCAGTACGGTTCCATTGTAGAGCCGTATGAGCCTTCTCTCTCGGAAAAGATATACAACTTTGCCTTTGATACGCTTGGCGGTAATGAGGCCACAGGGCTTGATCGCCAGAGAATACAGCGAAGGGCCAGATACCCGCAGAAGATCATAGATCAGACTGCTTTGGCAGGCATTACTGACTACTCCCAAGCCATGCAGGACTATGCCAGAGGTGACGCGCTTTCAGGCACAACTAATCTTGCTATGGCGGCAACATCTTTTATTCCGGGCCAGCAAAGGCAGGCTGTTGGACAGGCTGTTGAAGAAATAACCAGAAGATTGTTAAAAGGAACGTTTGGGCAAACGCTAGACACAAGTAATATCCAAGTACCTTTCCGATCACCCGTATCGCCTGATACAACACAGATCCCGTTTCGAGCAGACACCCCTGCACAGGGTCAGTCAGCATTGCGTAGTCAGCCAAACGCTTCCAGCGAGCTTCAGGGTGCGGTAAGACAAATAGGTGATGAGCCTTTGCCGGGTGCGCCACAGGTAGCCAATATCCCCAATCTCGGACCATATCGTTTTGGTCCCAATCCTGATGTTGAAAAAGCGGCTCAGAATTATGCTCAGATGACGGGAATGCCTTATACGCCAGTGCAGGTATATAGCCCGTTGGATGTTGAGAGGGCCGAAAGAATTGCAAAAGAATATGGTTTGATGAAGCACGACCCTTCAAGCCCTCAAGTGCAACAAGCCTACGGTGCTTTAATGAACGAGTTAATGGGGCAGTATGACTCTCTGCGCAAAGCCGGGTATAAATTTGTTTTTGATGAAAATGCTTATCGGAATAGCCCGTATGAAAGCCTGATTGATATAGCACAAAATAAAACATTAAGAGTTTATCCAACAAGCGCAGGCTTTGGTTCTGGTGGGGGAGCAGACTTTGATGTTGCAACAAACCCGTTGTTAGCGCAATCTGGCGAGTATTTTAACGGTATTCCAGCAACCTACAATGATATATTCAGGGCTGTTCACGATGTTTACGGACACGCAAAACCCGGAGTAGGGTTCCGGGCGGCTGGCGAAGAAAATGCCTTCTTAAGTCATGCTGCACAACTATCGCCAACAGCAAGACGCGCACTCACTACTGAAACTAGAGGTCAAAACAACTTTCTAAACTTTGGGCCTGATGGCGAAACAAATAGAGCGGCAGGTATTGATGACACGGTGTTTGCCCCTCAAAAAACAGGTGTACTACCAAGATGGGCCACAGAATTAGGTCGCCCTGAAACATTGATGCGCAGAGATGATTTCTTCCAAAACCTTAAAGATCGCGGAGAAACTCTTGAAGGTGCGCTTGCTGATGATGGGTCTATAATCTTAACTCACTACTCAAATAAAGAATTAGACCGGGTTGACCCAGATTTTTACGGATCAAAAGGATATAGCAGAACTGGTGATGAGCGAAGAAGAATGGCTTCGCCGGATTGGGTGAATAGATCATATTACGGGATACAGGGAGGCCAAAATCCTTACCAAAGAGAGGCAATGCTTGGAACGCTAAAGCATGAAACAAAGATTGCGCCAGAACTCTTGTATGATCCAAGGGCAAACAAAGAAAAACTGTGGTCTGATAGCGATATAACGGGAAGTGAGAAAAAAATAGCCGATAATAATTACAGTGGATACTATCTTGATCACGCGCAATTAGGTAAAGTAGCGGTTGTATTTGACCCGCTTGATGTTACCAAGAAATACCTTATTCCGATTGGTGCTGTGGGTGTTTCAGCGGCTGCGATACAAGAAGAAACCAAAACTGAAAATAAAATATAGAGGATTTATTATGTCGGGTGGAGTACGTCACTTTTTACAGAAATTCAACTTTATAAGAGACTCTTTTCCTAACGATGAAGTTACTGTGCATCGGGATATAAAATATCATGTGAAGGCTGGAGATAAAGTAATCACATACTGGAATACATACGATTTTGATAAAGCCACTCCGCAGGAAATAGTGGAAAAGCTGAAATCTTAGCAGTATTGCTGTGTCACTGAACACAGTGTTACACTTAGTACAGGAACGTGACCTTATTCACGGCAATTTACCTTAAAAGGGCAAGACTATGAGCGAGATGCAACCAGACGACTACGTTGAAGAAATTGATGCTGATCCCATTGATAACGATGTAACGATAGAGACTGAAGATCCTGAAGCAAGTTATGAAGGCGAACAGGATTCCGAATCATCACCGGATGCTGGTGAAAGCCAAAAGAAACAAGTTAAGTTTGATGAAGAACAGCAGCGCATCTTCGATGAGGCTATAGGCAAGAAAACCTTCAAACTACGAGAAGTAGAGAGACAGGCAGAAGCCTTACAAAGGCAGCTAGAAGAAGTGCAGGCCAAACTTCCCAAACAAGAGAGGCCAAATGTCCCAGAGGCTCCTGACCCGTTTGCTATATCTGATGAAGAATACAGACGGCAGTTGCTAGAAAGGGATGAGGCTTTGAAAAAGGCCGCAGCTTACGATGCGCAGCAACAGTACCTGCAACAGCAGCAGTATGAGTTGGCAGAGCGGGCTCGGCAAAAGCAGCAAGAGGCTTTAAACAGTAAGATTGAGAATTACGCATCGCGGGCAGCCAAGATGGGTATTAAAGCAGAAGAATTGCAGGTGGCTGGTGCTACTGTTAGCAATTTTGGTATTCAGGAAGAACTGGTCGGATTCATTATTGATGATGAGCAGGGACCACTGATTACCAAATATCTGTCACAAAATCTGACTGAGTTGGACAATCTAAGGAATATGTCACCGATACAGGCGGCTATCAGGATAACCAACGAAATCAAGCCGAAAGCTGCTGCTCTTAAACCCAAGGTAAATCAGGCTCCAGATCCGGTGGACACGCCACAAGGCGCAGGGATTTCCCCTAAAGCCAAAGGACCAAAAGGAGCCACGTTTGAATAAGGAAATAGCAACATGGCTAACAATCTTAATAGTAACATTACCCGCCCGTTGGCGCGGGTGTTCTTGGATGCTTTCGAGTCAAATCGAGTAGTAACCAAAACTGTCAACACTCAACTGCTATCTGGTCGGTTCAATCCTTCCACTGGCTCCAACGTAGACTTTAAACGTCCACATGACTACAACAGCATCCGTACTTCTGGCGGTGACATCAGCGCTTCTACTAAGTCTGACATCATTGCTGGTAAAGCAACTGGTACTGTTCAGGACTACTTCACCGTAGCCACTGAGTTCAGCAATATTCAGGAAGCACTGGAACTTGATCAGCTTGATGAGATCATTGCTCCAATGGCTCGCAGGATCGTTACCGATCTTGAGACTGATCTTGCTACCTACATGCGCAACAATTCTTCCCTGAAGTATGGCTCACACGGTACTGCCGTAGATGCTTGGGGCGATGTTGCTGGTGCTGGTGCTTTGATGGATAGCGTTGGCGTACCAATGTCTGACGACAAGTTCTACCTGATGAACCCGTTCACTACTACTTCTTTGGCTTCTGCCCAGAATGGTCTGAACGCTGCTGATGGTCTTGTTCGTACAGCTTGGGAAAAAGCCCAGATTTCTTCCAATTTCGGTGGAATGATGGCCCTTACTTCCAACTCTCTGAGCAGCTTCACTTCAGGTGCTGGTGCTGACCGTACTGGTGCTTTGGCTACAAACCCTGACGTATCATACGTTGGCGCTAAAGACACTATGCAGCAGACTCTTGCCGTAAACGCCTTTGAGGCTGATATGGTAGTTAAAGCTGGCGACATGGTAACTATTAACGGTATCTACCGACTGAATGTTGCTACTCGTCAGCCAATGATTGACGCTGCTGGCAACAATGTCCTGTGGACAGGTGTTGTGGTTGCTGACGTTACTCTGAGTGGATCTGGTACTGGTAACATCGTTGTTGCTGGTCCTGCTATCTACGAAGCCAATGGTCAGTACAACACTGTAACTTCTGCTCCTGTTTCAACTAACGTTGTAAACATCTTGAGCGCGGCTTCTACTTTGTATCAGCCAAACCTGTTCTACACTAAGCAGGCATTTGGTCTTGGTACTGTTAAGCTGCCTAAACTGTACGCTACTGACACAATTGCCACTACCAGCGATGGTATGTCAATCCGTGTTACCAAGTACGCTGACGGTGATGCTAATACTCAGAAAGTACGTTTCGATCTACTTCCTGCATACGCCACGTTCAATCCGCTATTCGCGGGTCAGGGCTTTGGTGTATAACTAAGTTAGGGATAGGGGGCTGCGGCCCCCTTGAACTTTAAAGGTATTCATTTAGCAAGAAGAATAAGGCGACATACGAATAATGGCTACAGTAGCGCAGGTCGCAAAGGCGGCATTACAGCGGATCTTGGTGCAGGCATCTGAGAGTTCATTAGAGCCAGATGAGTATCAGGATTTTATTTTTGCCATGAATAACTACATGTCTCAGCTAGACGCTCAGGGTGTCAGCTTAGGCTATACCGAAGTAGAGAATTTGGCTGATGAGGTTACGATCCCAGCCGGCGCTTTACGCGGTCTGATCGCTAACATGGCGATTGAAGTCTCTCCCGATTACGGCGGTGTTATCAGTCAAGGGCTGGTTGTCGCTGCACAGCAGGGATTGCAGACCATGAAACTTCTCGGTCAGCGCATTGGAAGAACAGCGCTACCATCCACACTACCCATTGGATCTGGAAACGAAGATCAGCAGTGGGGTATCAGTGGGGCATTCTACCCAGAAACAGAGCAAGACATTCTTGCCGAAACCACAGGCGCGATTGGCTTGGAGAACAATACTAATGGTTGATAGAGCTAACGGTAGGAAGAAAAGTAATTTCGTTGCGAAAACGTCTGTTGATGCTGGTGGCTTTATTGATTACTTTGTAAATGGGACAAATTACAAGATTTCTTATGACAACTTTGTCTCTGGACTTGGTGTAACTGGCTCGATGGCGCAGGCTGGTCCAGTGACTGCAGCACCAGTGCTTAACATTGACGGCACTGTAAATAATA